CATTTTTGTTTCAACAACTCCGGCACGCATCACCAAGGAAAGCGCCGTGCGGCTGGTCAAGCAGCTGCAGGCCATCCGGGCCGACCTCGTCATCGTCGACACAATCTCCGCAGGATTCGACATCGAGAACGAGAACGACAACTCCGAGATGGAGCAGGTAGCCAGGCTGCTGAAGGGAATCGCCAACAAGGGATTCGCCGTCCTGGCCATCGCGCATCCCAGCAAAGGCGGACACGATATCCGCGGGGCATCGGCACTCCGCGGTGCCGTCGAGACCGTCGTCCAGTACCGCAGCGTGGACAAGATCCCCGATGAAGGCCCAGACGAGACCACCGACTTCGTGCTGGTCGTTACAAAAAACCGCGTCGGCACCATGTCCAGTGAGAAGATCCGCTGGGACGGCGATGGCGGATTCACAGCACCAAATGCCATGACTCCCGAGGAACTCAGCAGGGCTGATCAGGTCGTCACCGATATCGTCGTCGGTCACAGGCCGAAGCCGATCCGCACGGACGAGATCCTGTCGATCGCTTCGCTTGCAGGCGTCTCGAACAGGACCGCAAAACGGTCGATCAAGAAACTTTCCGACAACGGGATCATCAAGAAAGTTCGTCACGGCTTTTACGGATGACACCGTGCAGATCCGACAGTTGGCACTTTGGGGGGCAGACACTACTACGTAGTGTGTCTGAACCCGTGGCACTATCGCCTAAGCCCCTTGAAATCATTGAGGAAAGTGGTGGCACTTTGGGCTAAAAAACAGGGTCAAAGTGCCAAAATCCAAACGGCCTTGGCACTATCTCGAAAAGATCAATGAAAACAGGATGATGGACCAGTGAACAAAACCAACACGCAAGCACTTTGTGCCAGGCTAAAACCCGAAAGTGCCAACTCGTTCACGATGCCCGAACTGCTGCTATGGGAAGCGACAATCAAAGACGCAGTGCAAAGTGCCAAGGAACTCGCCTACGGTAAAAACCCAGCAAGCATCGGTGGCCAGTACTCGAAAAACCGGATCGACCAGACACGACACGCGATTCAGCTGTGCGACGAGCTCGAGCGATGGGCATCGGCGGCACCAAACCAGACGGCATCACTGGCCTGGACTTGTGATATGATCGTTGAACTTACGAAAACACCGATGAACGAGGCACGCATACGCTTGATTGTGCTGGACTGCGTAGCCAAATGCCGCAAAAGGACGTATGCAAAGCGCAAGGCCACGATTTACTCGCTGGCCGGTCGCGAGGATGTCGAATAAATGCCAACGCTAAAAAAGAGAGGACCGCAGAAACCGTACCGGCTGACAGCCGAGATGGCCGAGAAGATCCGCATGATGGTGCTGATGGGCGTGCGGCCGTCGGAGGCGGCAATGGCCAACGGCGTGTCGAACCAGACCTGGTGGCGCGTCAAGGACTACGCCGAGCTCGGCGAGGACCAGCAGCTGACCCAGTGGATTCAGGACATCATGGTGGCCGAGGCTGACTTCATCTCGCGCAAGGAAGCGCAGATGGCCGATGTGCCAGACTGGAAAGCGGCACTGGCGATCCTGAAGGCTCGGCGGCCCGAGGTCTATGGCGACCGGATCCAGCAGACCATCACTCAGCCGGACCAGCAGGTGCAGTACCTCGACAAGGACGAACTGATCGAAGAGGCCAAGCGCCGCGGGCTGCCGGTCAGCATTTTCGCCAAGAAAGGCTGACTCGATGGCCACGTCTTCCGCGCCTGCTTACATCAACGCATCCAAGATCAGCGACATCGCGCTGCTTGAGGCTCTGGCGGCGTACGAGGCCAGGGACAGCTTCGCAGCCTATCGGCGGTTCCTCTGGCCACACCTCAAGGAATCGTGGTTCCAAGACGACATGGCAGCCCGGCTGCAGCGGTTCTTCCACCAGTTGGATGCAGGCGAGCGGCCCAAACTGGTCATCGAGGCCCCACCGCAACACGGCAAAACGTCCACCATCGTGGAGTTCGTGACGTGGGTACTCGGCAAGCGGCCGGACCTGAAGACGTTCTATTCGTCGTTCAGCGAGCGACTCGGCGTCAGGGCAAACATCTTCATCCAACGCACGATGCTGTCGCCGCGGTACGCGATGGTCTTCCCCGACGTCAAGATCGGCAGCGAGGTCGGCGGCGTTGCGGCTGTCCGAAACCGCGAGATGATCGAGATCGAGGGAAGGCGTGGGTATTTCCGTAACACGACTGTGCAAGGTCCGATCAACGGCGAAGGGCTAGACCTCGGCATCCTCGATGACCCGATCAAGGGACGCGAGGCAGCCAGCAGCCCGACCACCCGAGACAAGACTTGGCTCTGGTTCACCGACGACTTCTTGTCGCGTTTCAGCGATCAGGCCGGGCTGCTGGCCATCCTGACGCGCTGGCACGTCGACGATCCGATCGGGCGGCTCAAGGAAGCGATGGCGGGCAAGCTCGAGTGCGTCAGTTACCCGGCGATCGCGGTCGTGGACGACGGGCACCGCAAAGCCGGTGAAGCGCTTTTCCCGGAACACAAAAGCCTTGAGTTCCTGCTCGAGCGCAAGGCCGTGATGGCTTCGGTGAACTGGGAAGCCCTGTACCAGCAGAATCCGCAGGTGGTCGGCGGCGAGTTGATCCACGGGTCCAGCTTCCCGCGCTATCAGCAGCTGCCAGGGCGGCTGGACTACCGCGTCATGGTGGTCGACACCGCGATCAAGGCTGACACGCACAACGACTGGACGGTTGCGCAGGTATGGGGAAAGAGCGGCGGCAAGATTTACCTGATCGACCAGTGGCGCGCGAAAATCGAAGCGGCCGACTTGCGGGCATCCCTGCTGGCGTTCTGGGCCAAACACGCAAGCATGAATAAGGACGACTTCGGGCAACTGCGGGCACTCGAGATCGAGGACAAGGCCAGCGGGTCGCAGGTGATTCAGGAACTGCGGCGTATGGGCGGCATCCCGGTCAAGGCGATTCCGCGGTCGAAGGATAAGTTTTCAAGGTGGTGCGACGTGGCCGGGTACATCGAAGCAGGCTGTGTGCATCTGCCCGAACACGCTCCATTCACGCACGACTTGGTGGCAGAGTTGGAATCATTTACGGCTGACAACAGCCACATCCACGATGACCAGGTGGACGTTCTGATCGGTGCCTGTGAAAGTATGCTGACCGAAGGCACGTCGGTGGTCTCCCTGTGGGAAAAGATGACATGAGCAGACGATCCATTACACGTAACGCAAAGCCGGGAGCGGCTGACACGATGGCCACCAGCGACGGCTTCGTGAACCTCGTGCAGCGCAGCGGCTACGGCGGCGGCAACACGCTATCGGCCGGCAGCTATATCCCGGTCTTGTTGACCCGCAATCGTGTGAAGCTCGAGCAGATGTATCGCGGGTCGTGGATCGTCGGCGTCGCGGTTGACGCGATCCCGTCCGACATGATCCGCGCTGGCATTGCGATCCACAGCGAGGACGAGCCCAGCGACATCGCAAAACTGCAGCGGGAACTCGTGCGGCTGGGGATCTGGTCGGCGCTGCGAATGAACCTGCAATGGGGTCGGCTGTACGGCGGATCACTGGCGCTGATCGACATCGACGGCCAGGACACCGCATCCCCGCTGGACCCGGGCACCGTCAGGAAGGGCCAGTTCAACGGCCTGCGGGTCTATGATCGCTGGAGCCTTGCACCTGATACGAACGACCTGATCCCGAGCGGGCCGGATGCCGGAATGCCTGCTTACTACACGCTGACCACGATGGACGCTGGCACCGGGAGCCCGTCGGCGGTCAACGGCGTGCGGTTCCACCATTCTCGCGTGATCCGGTCGGTGGGAATCACGCTGCCGTTCTGGCAGGCGATCACCGAAAACCTGTGGGGCGAGTCCATCCTCGAGCGGCTGCAGGACCGGCTGGTTGCCTTCGATACGGCCAGTATGGGTGCCGCGAACCTTCTCGAGAAAGCGTACCTTCGCACGGTCCAGATCGACGGTTTGCGCGAGATTATCGCGGCTGGGGGGCAGGCCGAGGCCAATCTTACCAAGACGCTGGATGGAATGCGGCTCATGCAGGGCATCGAGGGCATGACCTTGCTGGATGCCAAGGACACGTTCGCGGCTCACAGCTATTCGTTCAGCGGCATCGACGATGTCGTGCTGCAGTTCGCCCAGCAACTCGCGGGGGCGATCGGTGTCCCGATGTCGCGGCTGTTCGGCCAAGCGCCGAAGGGGCTGAACGCTACCGGCGAAGGCGACATGAAGATTTACCACGAGAACATCTCGGCGGCTCAGGAACTGCAGCTGCGAAACGGGGTCACCCGGATTCTCGACATCACGTATCGCAGCCTGTTCGGGCGGCCGACACCGGAAACTATGTCGTTCGAGTTCAAGCCGCTCTCGGGCATGGACGACACGGCACGTGTGAACCTTGCCAGCACCGCGGCCACCACGATCATCGCGGCTTTCGAGGCGGACGTGATCGACCACGCCACAGCCATGCGCGAGTTGCAGGCGCTGGGTCCGATCACTGGTGTGTTCACCAACGTGACCGACGAGGCCGTTGCAGCTGCCGACGAAGAGGAGCCCCCGATGCCCGAGAGGCCGGTCGGCCCGGTTGGTCCGGTTGGCCCGATCGCCGAGGAGCCCGCGGTGCCGTCTGGCGGCGAGCCGGTAGCCCCGGCAGAGCCTGAGTCCGAGGGCCAGGACGGCGAGCAGCCCGAGCAGCCCGACCAGCAGGACTGAGGGTAGCCGGTGGCCAAGAAGTTCGGACACCCGTCGGCGGCTGAAAAGCGCTACGCCCGGCAGCTACGAAAAGTCGCCAAGCACAGCGGGGCGATCACGACGACGTACACCGACCCCGAGACCGGCCTGATCGCCAACTCGGCGGCCTATGGCGAGGCCATGCTGGCGTACAGCCAGATCCTCGAGCCTTGGGCAACGCGGGTGGCCAACGAGATGCTGGCGGGGGTCAACACGGCCAACCTTCGCGGCTGGCGGTCACTGTCGACCCGCATTGGCCGGGAACTGCGGCGGGAGTACCTGACCACAACGGCCGGTGCCCGAGCGCGAGCCCTACACGCCGACCAAGTGAGCCTCATCAAGTCGATCCCGCAGGAGGCGGCCAAGCGGGCACAGAAGCTCACACAAGAGGCGATGCTCGGTGGCAGGCGGCCGGACGAGGCCGCGGCCATGATTGCCGAAAGCGCCGATGTGTCGGCTTCACAGGCCACACTGATCGCCAGGACCGAGACGGCAAAAGCGAACGCAACATTTACCGCGGCCCGGGCATTGGACATCGGGGCCACGCACTACATCTGGCGCACGATGCAGGACGAAGCCGTGCGCCCGAGTCACGCTGACATGGAAGACGGCGTGTACGCTTTCGACGATCCGCCGTATGTGGACGGCGAAGGCAATCACGGCCCCGGCGAAATCTACAACTGCCGGTGCTACGCTGAACCCATCATCCCTGGAGTGGATGACACGGAAATCGAGGATTAATCATGGCAAAGAAGACCGAGGAATCGAAAGAGCAGAAGCAGGAAGCAGGCATCACGCTGAAGGCCGGTGCGGTTATTCGTAACGCGGAAGGCGTGCCGCAAAGGTTGCGCGAGCCTTTGGTGGTGCAGGTCGAGGACCAGTCGGGGCGGCAGTGCATCACGAGCCCCGAGCATCTGGTCGGCTTTTGGTTCGATGTTCGCGAGATGTGAACAGGCAGAACCTTGCCTAGACAGCCGGACCGTTTCCGAATAGCGTCAACTTCAATGGCTTGTTCATCTGTCACCACTGACAAGATGTCGCCGACGCCCGAGGGCTATCTGCTGGCGAAGGGTGTTCGCATTGCCCGGACTGGCGCGATGCTTTACAGCCCGCACGAGGTGCCGGTATCGGCCCCGATCGGTGGCGGGCCGGTTGTCATTTCGCGGGGCGAGGACGAACTGTTCGACCCTGCTTTTCTGGAGTCTCTGATCGGCCGTCCTGTGACGCTGCAGCACCCGGATGACTGGGTGACCGCGGACAACTACAACAACGTGGCCGTCGGGACCATTCTGGCCGTCAGCCCCAGCGAGGACGGCCGGTTCATCGTCGCAGACGTAATCATCAACGACGCTCGCGCGGTTGCTGCGGTCAAAGGCGGCATCCGCGAACTGAGCGTTGGGTATGACGCGGAATATGTCGAGGACGCGCCTGGCGTCGGTCGGCAGAACACGCTGCGTGCAAATCATCTGGCCATCGTGCCGCGCGGTCGCTGTGGTGCGTCCTGCTGCATCGATGCCGAGCCTGTCACTGCCCCCAAGGAGAAAACCATCATGTCGCTTTTCCGCGAGAAGCTCTTCGCTGCCATCGGCCGCGTGATCGACGAGGCCGACACTTCCAAGGACGCGGTCGCCGAGGCGCCTGCCGACGCGCCTGTCGCCGGTGCTGAGGTTGCAGCTGCTGACGCGCCTGCTGCCGAGGCCCCTGCAGCCGAAGAGCCTGCCAGCGCCCCGGTCGGTGACGAAGACCCGTTTGCCACGCTGCACGCGAAGCTCGATGCCATTCTCGGGATGCTGGCTGCTCAGGCCACCGAGGAGGCCACGGAATCCGAGAGCGAAGGCGAAGGTGAGATGTCCGGCACCATGTACTGCCCCGAATGTGGCGCGGAAATGGTGCAGGATATGTGTTCCAAGGATCGTTGTGGGATGCGCGATTCCAAGGTTGCCGATGCGGCACTTGAGATTGATGCAGACACTTTGTCGCGGGGCGAGATCCTCGCACCTGGCATCAAGCCGCAGCAGGATTTCAAGCAGGCAGCTCTGGTTGCCTGTCGCGCGACCACCGACGGCGCTGCACTGATCGACAGCGTACTTGACGGTGGTCGTTTTGAAGATGCTGACGTTGACACGCTTTTCCGTGTGGCATCCACGCTGATGCGCGACGCACGCCGCGAGAAGATCGCTGCTGCATCTCGTGTGACTGTGGATCGTCTGCCCGGAATGCAGCCAGGGCCGATGACAGCGGCGAAACTGGCCGAACTCCATGCCGCGCACTGGGCTGCACGGTCTGGTTCCTGATCGCTGAAACAACAACCAACAACCCGCTGAAAGCGGTTTCCCAAGAGGTTAGTCATGCCCGCATATACCTTCCGAGCCCCTTCCGGCGTTGCCGGTGAAGTCACCCGTCCCGACAAGACGACCGTCGAAAGCGGCATCATCGATACCGCTGCTGCGCCTCAAGCGTATGGCGCGGCCGTCGTCGTCAACAGCACCACTGGCCTTGTGCAGGCGTGGTCGGCGTCTGGCACGTCGGCGACGTTCTCTGGCATTCTCGTGCGTGAGGCCCCGAGCATTGCCGGTACTACCGGTCAGGCTCTCGGCAGCGCTGTGCCGAACCCCAATATGCCCTGCGGCGTGATGACCGAGGGTTACATCAACGTGGTTTGTGCGGTCGGCACCCCCGTGAAGGGACAGCCCGTGTACCTGTACACCGCCAACGGAAACGGCGGCGTGATCGGCGACTTCGGCACTTCCACCAACGCCAGCAACGTTGTCATCTCGCGCCTGACTTGGGCTGTAAACGGCAAGGACGCCAACAACGTCGCGGAGGTTCGCTACCTGTAAGGGCTAGCGACTAAGGAGACATAGCAAAATGAAGACCCAGGACAGCACTCTCGCATTCTATATCAACCAGCTGGATGCCTTCGATCCTACGCTGCACCAGCCGCTGACCAACGTGACGTGGTCTCGTGACATCGACCTTCGCACTGACGTGAGCATGGCGAACGAGTCGGCGTCGTTCACTCGTCAGGGGTTCGCCAGCACCGGCACGCTGAGCACCGGCAGCAACACTGCTGGCGCGTCGCAGGGCGGCGGCAAGCCTTGGCTGAACCCGAACTCGAACACGATGCCCGCTGTGGCCGTGGATTCCGAGCGCGTGGTGCAGCCGATCCGCCTTCTTGGTCAGGAGATCACCTACACCAGCGTTGACCTCGAGCGCTCGCAGCTCACCGGTGCGCCCATCGATACGCAGAAGCTCCAGGCGCTGAACGTCATGTATCAGATGTTCATCGACGAGCAGGTGTACGTCGGCGACGCGGCGGTCGGTGCCAAGGGCCTGATCAACAACGGCAACGTGACCGTCGGCACTGCCTACTCAAACGCTTGGTCGAGCGCTGGCGGTGGCGCCGATGTTGTTCTGAGCGATGTGAACGCCTCGCTGAACACGGCTTGGGCTGCCAGCGGTTACGCTGTTTGCCCCGACTCGCTGCTCCTGCCCCCGTCGGTCTATGCGTACCTGACCGGTGCCAAGGTTTCCTCGGCTGGCAACATGAGCATCCTCGAGTACCTGAAGGCCAACTCGCTGGCCACGTCGGTGAACGGTGCGCCGCTGCGTATCGCTCCTCTGAAGTGGGCTGCGAACGCTGGCGTGGGTAACGCGACCCGTTCGATCTACTACAGCAAGGCGGCCGACAAGGTGCGTTTCCCGCTGGTGCCGATCCGTCGTGAGACGGCCTACTACCAGTCGATCCGCTACACGGCTCCCTACATCTGGGGCATGGGCGAGGTGGAAGTGATCTACCCCGAAACCGTGCTCTACCGGGACGCTTGCTGATCTGGACGTGGATGGGACGAGGGAAGCCTTTCACTGTATCGGCTTCCCTCGTCCTAGGAGTTTGACCAATGGATATCGCGCAGTTTCGGAAAGATTTCACGGAGTTTTCCGACGTTGCGCGGTATCCGACGGCGCTGGTGTCGTCGTGGTCGACGCTCGCTGAGCAGATCACGTCTGCCGACATCTACGGCACCAGCTACGCATGGGCTGTGAAGCTCTGCACTGCTCACTTCATCACGCTGGGACAGCAGAACGCACTGGTGGCGTCGAATGGCGGAATGCCAGGGCAGGTCGGTGGCGTGGTCAGCAGCAAGTCTGTCGGCGACGTTAGCGTCAGCTACGATACCAGCATCGGTTCCATGTCCGGTGATGCTGCCGGCCAGTGGAACGCGACGACTTACGGGCGGCAATATCTCACGTTGGCCCGGCTATTCGCGGCCGGTGTTGTGCAGCTGTGAGAGTGACCGTCAAGAATGACAAGACACCCGCCATCCTGAAGTCGCTGAAGGCGATGAAGGGTGCTCAGGTGCTGATCGGTGTGCCGTCGTCGGCTGACGGCCGGTCTGGCGAAGCGATCGGCAATGCCGCGCTTGCCTACATCAACGACCGTGGAGCCCCGAGCGCGAATATCCCGGCACGGCCGTTCCTTGTGATCGGCGTCGAAGCGGGCCTCGAAAAGGCCACGAAGGCGTTGAAGGTCTATGCCGCCAAGGGCCTCGACAACCCCGAGCAGATCGACAAGGGTCTGGCAGCTGCTGGCATGATCTGCCGGGACGCCGTCAAGGCCCGCATCGTGTCCCAGGAGGGCTTCAAGCCCCTGTCGCCGACGACTCTCAAGCTACGCAAGGCCCGTGGATTCGCGGGCACCAAGGCACTGATCGTGACTGCCTCGCTTCTGAACTCCATCACTTACGTGGTCGAAAGGAAGAAGTGACATGGCACAGATCAGCGTCAACGAACTTCTGGTCGACCCTGACTTTTCAGACAACTTCACGCTGATCCAGCGCGGCGCGGCCATCGGCCCGTACGGCGAGACCGTGATCACCGAAAAGGTAATCGAGAAGGTGGTCGGCGTTGTGCAGTCTGGCAGCACCGATGATCTGGTGATCGCGCCAAACGGCGCGCGCCTGTCGGATATCATCACGGTGTATTACCCGTCCGAACTTTCGGTGGAACGGCCCGGCAACGGGTACAGCGACATCATTGTCTGGAAGGGTCGGCGCTACTCTGTGCAAGACATCGTCGGCGACTGGAACAACTACGGTCGCGGATATACGAAGGTTCTCGCGGTGCTGGAGCAGATCAACAATGCCTAACACCAGCGCCACCGGTGGATACCTGCAGCCGCAGGCCACGCCAGTCGTCAGCGAAGATGCAGCCCTTCGCGCCTTCCTACACGACGTGATCAGCGCGATCACGGGTCTTGCCAGCGACAAGGTGCGACAAGCATGGCAGGCCAGCCCGGCACCGACTCCTGGCATCGACGTTGACTGGTCGGCCTTTGCCGTCGTGCAGCAGCTCGCCGATTTCGATGCGTATCAAGGCGAGCACCTGACCGGGACGACGATGGCCCTGCTGCGGCATGAAACGGTCGAAGTGCTCTGCACGTTCTATGGCCCAAACTGCCAAGGCTATGCGGCGCGGCTGGTCGACGGGATGTACCTGTCGCAAAACCGTGACGTGATGCGGAGCGTCGGCGTCGGCAGTTTCGGCTTCTCGCCGATCGTCCACGCGCCCGAGCTTTTCAACGACCGTTACATCGAAAGAGTCGATGTCACCATGACATTGCGTCGTGAGGTCCGGCGCGATTACCCGATCCTGTCGCTGCTGGCGGCTGACGGGATTCTGCAAACCGAAACCGTGTCTCAACAGTGGGTCACTGACCCGCAAGGAGTTATCCCCTAATGGGCGTCTCGCTTTCCATTGACCGTCTTGTCCGAGTTTCTGTTGATCTGTCCCCACTGGCTGCAGCTCGTCGCAACTTCGGCGTGCTCTGCATCGCGGGCAACACTTCCACGTCCACGATCTCGAACGCCGAGCGGTTGCGGTTCTACACTGACGCGGCGTCGATTCTGAACGACGGCTACACGTCGACCAGCCCCGAGTATATCGCGGCCGGGCTGTATTTCTCGCAGACCCCGAAGCCCAAGACCGTGGCGATCGGCAAGTGGCTGACCTCGGCCTACTCTGCCAGCCTTGCTGGCGGTGCGCTGACCACGGCTGAGCAGACGCTGTCGAACTGGACCAGCATCACGAGCGGCACGCTGTCGATCACGATCAACGGCTCGGCGGTGAACCTGACCGGCCTCAACTTCTCGACGGCCACCAGCCTGGGCGGCACGACTACCAGCGTGCGTTCGATCCTCGACACGGCACTGACCACGGCCAGCGTTTCGTTCGTGAACAACGCCTTCGTGATCACGTCGGACACGACCGGCGCGTCGTCGACCATCACCTACTGCACCGGCCCCGGTACGACGAACGACGTTGGATACCGCATCAAGGCCACTTCCAGCCTCGCTGCTGCGATCTCGCAGGGCGGTGTGGCTGAGACGGCTTCGCAGTGCGCGACGGCCCTGATGAACGCCAGCGGCGCTTGGTATGCACTGTCCTTCGCCAGCGCGACGGCGATCACCGACGCGGAATACGTGAACGTGGCTGCCGTGATCCAGCCTGCCAGTCCGTCGCGCATCTTTGGTGTGACCACGGCCAGCGCTGCGGTGCTGGATTCCACCAACACCGGCGACATCGCGTCCTTGCTGAAGGCTGGCGGCTACACGCGCACCATGCTGCAGTACTCGTTCAACCCGTATGCGGTCTGCTCGCTGCTCGGCAAGGCGCTCTCGGTGGACTACAACCAGAACCGCAGCACCATCAACCTGATGTGGAAGACCGAGCCCGGCGTGACCGCTGAGGGCCTGACCGAGTCGCAGGCCCAGACGCTCAAGAACAAGCGCTGCAACGTGTTTGCGACGTACAACAACGATACGGCCATCATCCAGTACGGCCAGATGTGCGCTGAGGCATGGATCGACGAGATCACCGGCCTCGACTGGTTCCGGGATGCCCTGCAGAACGCCGAATGGAACCTGCTGTACCAGTCGAAGCGCAAGATCCCGCAGACCGATGGCGGCCAGCACCAGCTGGTGAACGTCGCGGCTTCGGTCTGCGACGAAGCTGTGTTCAACGGTCTGGTCGCTCCTGGGCAGTGGAACGCCGACGGCTTCGGCCAGCTTTCGACGGGCGACTACCTGTCCAAAGGATACTACATCTATACCCCGCCGATGTCGGCGCAGGCGCAGGCGGTTCGCGAGCAGCGAGTTGCCCCGCCGATCACCATCGCTCTGAAGCTCGCTGGCGCGATCAACGAGATGGACATCGTCGTTGACGTGAACCGCTGACCCTAGGATATCAGGAGACACAAATGGCAACGTATAGCTTCCAGGACATCGTCGGCTCCATCACTGGCCCTGGCGGCACCATCCCGATCGGTTCGGGCTCTGGTGCTGGCGAGGGCGGCATCACCATCACGGCCAGCGCCGATAAGAACGTCATGATGATCGGTGCCGATGGATCGGGCATGAACTCGCTGATCGCCGACTCGTCGGTTGAGGTGAAGGTGACGCTGCTGAAGACCAGCCCCGTCAACGCCTTCCTGCAGCAGATGTACAACTACCAAGTCGGGTCCAGCCTGACGCACGGCCAGAACACCATCTCGTTTGCCGACGTGGCCCGTGGCGACCTGATTGTTTGCAGCAATGCTGCGTTCAAGAAGCAGCCGGAACTGACCTATGCCAAGGAAGGCGGCGAAGTTGAGTGGCTGTTCGACGCGATTTCTTCGTCGGTGACTCTGGGAACGGGAACGCCTGAACTCTGATGCGCGACGTTGAACTCAGCGGATGTGAGTATCGCGTCGGCAACTTGCCCGTGATCGATCAGTTCCACCTTGCCCGCAAGCTCACGCCGATCATGGCTGGGATTGCGGGCAAGGATGAGGGCGACGTTCTGGCGGTGCTGTCGGGTATCATGGGGGAGATGTCGGTTGAGGACAGCAACTTCATCCTGTTTGGGTTGCTGAAGTGCGTGTCGAAGAAGCTCGAAGGCGGGATTGGTTGGGCTCCGATCGCGAAGGGCCAGACGCTGATGTACAACGACATCATCCTGCCCGACCTGATCAAGCTCGCGTTTGAGGCGTTGCAGGAAAACCTCGGGTCTTTTTTGCCCGGACTCCACGCGGCTGGGAATCCCGGCAAGTAAAATCAAGCCGTCCTGTCGACTGGGTGGATATGGGTGACGGCACGTTTTGGGTGATGCGGCCCGTCGTGCAGGGAATGATCAGCTACGAATCGCTGATGAATGGAACGGTGAACCTCGGCGACATTGCAGCCTGCAACGAAGCCTTGGACGTAGTTGTAGAGAATGAGTTCAGAGCCCAGGAGGCGGCAAAGAAATGGCGGGACAAGTAGTCAAAGAATATCTCGTCGCTCTTGGGTTTGAAGTCGACAAAAAAGGGCTTGAAGCATTTCAAAAGAACCTAAAAATTGCTGCAAAAGATATCGCGATTGGTACTGCGGCAATTTCAGCTGCGGCATATGCAGCGTTCAAGTTCATTGATGTTCAAGCTCAATCGTTAGATCAACTAAACAGTCTTTCAACTAAACTCGACACTCCCGCTGAGGCAATCGAAAGAATTGCTTATGGAGCGGGATTGATGGGCAGTAGTGCTGACGCTGCAAAAGCGTCCATGGAAGGACTAACCACTGTTGTTGGTGAAGCAGCATTGGGCATCGGCCGTGGTGCTCAGACTTTTCAGAAACTTGGACTGAACGCGAAGAAGTCCAATGGGCAGGTCAAGAACACTGCCGAAATCATGGATGACGTGCGCAAGAAGCTCAAGGGCATGGCGCACGCTGAACAGCTAGTTACATTGCAGAAGTTGGGCATGGACCCGACCATGCTGGAGTACATGACCAGCAATGTTTCCGAACTCGACAACGAGTTCACGAACCTGTACCGCGGCGTCGGCACCAACATCAACGATGCAGGTAAAAAAGCCAGCGATTTCAATAATGCAATGATACGAGTCGGTGGAGTAATCCATGCGATTTTCCAAGCAATGGCAATCCGAATAATGCCATTGCTAACGAAGTCAATGAATGCCTTCAGCAAGTGGGCACTTCATGAACTTCCGAAGATGATGCCAACAATCATGAAGGTGACCGATGCGGTCATTAACTTCGGTGGAAATGTCATCGACATTGTTCGTGTAATCGGCGCTGGGATTTACAGTCTGATCAATGGTCTCATCTACCTAAACGAAAAAACCAACGGTTGGCTAGGAGTTCTTGCCAAAGTTGCTGCATTTGCTGTCGGTGTTTTGCTGGCAACTTTTGCACCGATTTTCTCAACGATTCTCGGAACGATTGCTGCCATCTCCATTGTCTGGGATGACATGACCACGTCGATGGCTGGCGGTGATTCGCTGGTCCCGTGGAAGCAAATGTATGATTGGGTTCTGAAAGTCTGGGATCTGATCAAGTCTTTCTTCTCCAGCGTTCAAGAATATTGGCAACAGTTCAAAGACCTTTTCGACTTCAGTTTGCCGTCTCGGTACATCGGAGGCGTCGCGACACCGACCACGCCAGGGTATAATGCAGGGGATAAATCCGCGCTTCGCGAAGCGCTAAATCCGGGAATGGCGCAGACCAACAACAACGAGACGACGATCAACATCACCACGGCAGACAACCCACAGGCCATTGCGTCTGGGGTCAAGTCGGGGCTGAATGACGCTGCGGCCAATCAGGCTGCCAGGCTGCAGCAGGGTCTTACGCGATGAGCCTTCTTGATCCGCCACCGCCAGTCTATTTCATCCCGCAACGGGCGCTGGCGACCTTCACGGCCTACGTCACGCTGTCGGAGTCGGGGTCTGATGAACTCGAGATCACCCAGCACCCCGTGCAGACCGGGGCAGCGATTACGGATCACGCCTATGTGAAGCCCGCGACGCTGAACATGGAAATCCTTTTTTCGCCGCTGGCTGCCCCGCTGTCGGAGACCTACCAGAACCTGCTGGCGCTGCAGGCCAGTCGTATCCCCTTCATGGTGGTGACCGGCAAGCGGGCGTACAAGAATATGCTGATCTCGAGCTTGACGTGCAGCACCGATGCCCAGACGGAAAACGTCCTGGCCATCTCCCTGCAGCTCCGCGAGATCATCATCGTGAATGTCGAGACGGCTCAGATCACGGTGACGGCCGATCGCAGCAAGCAGGCTGATCCGGGCAAGACCGCGGTCACGGAACAGCGTGGCACCCAGCAGGCTGAGCCGCCGAAGGGCAACGAGTACAACGGCCCAGAGAAGCAGTCGCAGTCGTTGCTGGCCAAGTGGGCGAAGGGCTGATTATGGCTACGAATATCTTCCGTATCCCTCTGACAGCGGTGCCCCAGCGATTCGACATTACACTGGCCGGCAGGGCTCTGACGATGGTTGCGCGTTGGAATGCAGAGTGTCCGGCATGGTCTTTCGACCTGATCGATGCCGTGACGACCGAGACGCTGATCAACAACATGGACATCGTGACCGGCTGCGACCTGCTCGAGCAGCATTCGTACCTCGGCATTGGCGGCCGGTTGTTCGCGTTCACAGATGGCGATCCCGGAGCCCCGCCGACCGAAAGCAACCTTGGAACGGATAGTAACCTCTTTTTCGTTGTGGGTTCCTGATGGCCATCCAGCAGTACATCCGGCAGGTGCGGTTGATCGTCGGTGCCGACTCGGGTGCGGGTCTGGATCTGTCGAAGATGCACATTACGTTCGACATCAAGAAGTCGGATGCCGAAACGCCGAATGCTGCTGAGATCGTGGTGTACAACCTAAACGACGACACGGCGGCCAGGATCAGGAACGAATACACGAAGGTGATCCTGCAGGCCGGATACGTGTCAAACTTTGGCACAATCTTTTCGGGCACCATCAAGCAGGTGCGGCTGGGCAAAGAGAACGGCACCGACTCGACGCTGATGATCTCGGCCGGTGACGGCGATCAGGCGTACATCTCGAGCACGGTCAACACGACCTTGGCAGCCGGGGCCAGCCAGAACGACCAGATCGCGGCAGCGGCTCAGCCCATGACCGAATATGGCGTGACTCAGGGCTACGTCGGCGGCACCGATAGCGTCGGCACGCTGGCCCGTGGGAAGGTCATGTACGGGATGTCCCGGGACTACATCCGGCAGTCGGCCGTGACCACGGGCACGACGTGGTCGATTCAGGATGGCGCGCTACAGCTGGTGCCAAGGACAGGCGTCCTGCCCGGCACGGCGGTGGTCCTGTCACCGACCAGCGGCCTGATCGGGACTCCCGAGCAGACGAATGACGGCGTCAAGCTCCAGTGCCTGCTGAACCCCATGATCCGGGTCGGCGGCGTCGTTCGGATCGACCATGCCACGGTAGCTGAGGCAGCCGCCCAGAATGGCAGCAAGGCGTCGGCGTCGCAGGCTCCCGTGGGCCTGTCCTCGAACGGCCTGTACCGTGTGCTGGTCGTCGAATACGAGGGGGACACGCACGGCGGCCCGTGGTACTCGAAGCTCAACTGCCTGGCAATGGATGCTTCGGCACCGGCCGGTGAGGAAGTGAGTCCCGAATGAACCGCGCCGAACGACTCAGTGATCGCGAGGAAGCGACCCGCATCGCGCTGGATGCCCGGCAGGCATCCATGTGGACGGCGGTCCCCGGCATCCTGACCGGCGTGGATCTAGTGTCGCAGACGGTGTCGGTGCGGCCTGCCATCATGGGCCGATTGCAGAACCTCGACGGCACCAGCCAGGACGTGCAGATGCCCCTGTTGGTCGACGTGCCGGTATGCTGGCCCCGCAGTCAGGGCTTCGCGCTGACGCTGCCACTGAAGGTCGGCGACGAGGTGCTGGTGGTTTTCAGTTCGCGCTGCATCGATTCATGGTGGCAGGGTGGCGGCGAGGGGGCACAGGCTGAACTGCGGATGCACGACCTGTCCGACGGATTCGCGATCCCGGGTCCGACCAGCCAGCCGAAGAAACTCGTGAACGTCAACGAGAACAACGTGCAGCTGCGCGACACCATCGGGACGACGTATTTCGAGTTGCGGCCTGCCGGGATTGCTGGTGTCAAGGCGGTTTCCGAGATCCGCCTCGAGGCTCCAACGGTCAACGTGCAGGGCAACCTCAACGTGACTGGCAACATGACCGTGAGCGGTACGCTGACCGTCGGCGGCGTGGTTTTCAATACTCACATTCACGGCAGCAGCCCGGGACCAAGCAACCCATGAGATACCGGACACTGACAACGGCCGGGACCGGCTACTACTTCACGCGCTCAAACACGCCGGTCACGCCTTCGATCGGCAGCAAGACCTTCGCTGTCCCTGCCGGGCTGACGTTCACCACGGGTGCCAGCACGACTGCGACATCGGTGCTGAATCCGGCAATCTACATGGCCGGGACCGTGACCAGCTATGCGTCGACGACGCTGGTACTGGCTGTCACGGCGATCGGCACGGCGACGCTGGCCAGCGACTGGGTCATCAATACGCAGGCCCCCTTGGTGGAAGGCGATATGTCGTTCGGGGCTGGTTCTCTGAACTTCCTCGTCGACTCTCCAGACGCGGTTGCCCAGTCGGTGCTGACCAGACTCAAGCTCTGGACCGGCGAATGGTTCTTGGATGACACCGAAGGCACTCCCTATCTCGGAGCAGTCCTTGGCGCCGGCACCCGCAAGACGTTTGAGCCTGCCCTTCGGGAACGCATCCTCGGGACTCCCGGCGTGTCGCGGATTTCAGACATCACGACGAACGTCGATGCTGAGACCCGCACCGGCAGTTTCCGCGCAACCATCGATACCATCTACGGCACCACGACCGTGACGGGGAACCTCTAAATGGCCATCACAGACCTCATCACCCTCGGCCCGACCGGAGTGTCATACCCTGACTACCCGACGTTCCTGGAGGCCTACAAGGCGGAATACAGGGCCATTTACGGTGCCGACGCCAACCTTGATGCCGATGCCCAAGACGGTCAGTGGCTGGCCATTCAGGCACTGGCGATCTATGACACCATGCAGATCGCGGCGGCGGTGTACTCGTCGCAGAGCCCGCTGACTGCCCAGTCGGATGCCCTGACGCGGAACGTCAGGATCAATGGTCTCATCCGGGAATCGGCCACGTCGTCGACGGTGACGCTGACGCTGGTTGGAACGACTGGCACGGTGATCACGAACGGCGCTGCCACCGATTCGGCTGGCACAAAGTGGCTGCTGCCGAGCCCGACGACCATCACGACCGGCGCTGGCACCAGTGTGGTTGCCACGGCTGCGGTCGCTGGCGACGTGACGGCATCGGCGAATACCATCACGAACATTGCGACACCGACGCAAGGCTGGAGCAGTGTCACGAACCCGGCAGCAGCAACGCCTGGGCTGCCCGTGGAATCGGACTTCGATCTGCGAGCCCGCCAGCGCGTATCCACGATGGTGCCGTCGCTGTCGGTGTTCGAGGGTATTGTGGCTGCGGTCAAGGCCATCAACGGCGTCGGCGAGGTTCGCGGTTACGAAAACGACACGACAACGATTGATGCCAACCTAATCCCTGCCCACAGCATCGCCATCATCGCGGAAAACGCTGCGGTTCCTGCAGTAAAGGCCAGCATTGCCGACGTGATTGCGACAAAGAAAACGGCTGGAACGGCGACGTATGCGGCCCCGAGCCCAACTCCGATTCAGGTGACCGTGACGGATGCCTACGGCGAACAGAACGTCATCACGTTTGGATCGACCGGCCCGGCTGTCATCAAGGTTGTGGTGCGCATCCAGAAGCTCGGCAACTACGATGCGACGACGGATGCCATCATCAAGCAGGCGGTTGCCGACTACATTTCAGCCATCGGCATCGGCGACGATGTGTATCTGAGCAAGCTCTACAGCCCCGCCAACCAAGATGGGACGACGTGGGGGTCGACGTACATTGTTGATTCCATCTGGGCCAACAAGAACTCGGCAAGCACTCCGACTTCGTCGGATAACTCGAACCTTTCGGTGGCCTTCAACGAAATGCCCAGCTGCACGGCAGCCAATGTGACGGTCGTGGGGATCTGATGGCAACCGTCGATTCCTACATCGCGAAGATCACGCAGGAACACGACGAGAAGCCGAACTTCGTCGCAACTGTTACCGCGTCGGTCGACCCGTTCGTGCAGGTGCAGAATGCCTTGCTCGACATCCAGTCGGCCTTCGATGTGAACACGGCCGTCGGCGAGCAGCTCGACACGATCGGGCTATGGGTCGGCGTATCGCGCAATGTCCCGGTGCCGATCACGGGCACCTTCCTGACGTGGGACGGAACCGCCGATACCGGATGGGGCGGAACCTACGGCCTCTGGTACGGGTCGGGTGACTCGCTGACCCAGATTTCCGTGCTCGGCGACGAGGACTATCGATCGCTAATCAAGGGAAAGATTGCGGCCAACAGTTGGGACGGATCGATCCCCGGTGCCTACAACATCCTCGAACAGGCCTTTGGGTTGCCCGGCGCGGTTTCGATCACCGATAACCAGGACATGAGCCAGACCGTCAACGTGATTGGCGGGATGCTGACTTCCGTGCAGATGGCGATGATCTCGCAGGGGATGCTGCCCATCAAGCCTGCCGGGATCACGCAGGTGATGCAGGTCGGCGACTTCGCGCCACTCGAGGTCTTCATCTACCGCACCGGAACACTGGTGGCCAACGACTCGCTGTACCGTGCGACGATCATGGCAAAGACGTTCGTGTCGGCAGCCTATGGATGGGCCGATGCAGCCCTGACGGCGGCCCCGACGGCCACGCGGGTGATCACAATCAAACGTAACGGATCGGCCATTGGCACCATTAACTTCAACGCAGGGTCGACCGATGGCACGCCTGTTTTGAACACGTCCTGTGTGCTATTGCTGCCCGGCGACTTCATCGAAATCGTTGGCCCGGCTACCGTTGACGCCACAGCCGCAAATCTTTCGCTGTCATTTTTGCTGTTCGCTGCAGCCATCTGAGGAACTGTAATGGCTAATGAAATCCTGAAGTTTGCCACCAACGTGACCGTCTCGAACGTGCTCACACAGG